ATTACAGCTAATTTTACACTGGCAACAGATGGTGTTTATTTTATTCGTGTAGAGAATAATGATGGTAATGCGGTAAGATCTGGTGCAATATTAACAGTATCTGATGCACCGACATGGACTACAGGAGCTGGTTCTCTTGGAACTATCGCAGGTAATTTTTCGGGTACGGTTGCAACAGTGGCAGCTACTGGAGACAGCACTTTAGCTTTTTCAGAAACAACAAATGTTTTAACAAATGCAGGACAAGCAAATTGCTCGCTAAATTCAAGCACAGGTGTTATAACTACTACTGATTTTGGTGGATCGTCAACATCTGCTACAACGTATAACTTTACGCTTCGTGTCACTGATGCAGAAGGTCAGACAGCAGATCGTGCCTTTTCACTAACATCTAGTTTTGCACTAGAAGATTCAGGAAGGTTTGATGGCTGATACATATTTAACAAAAACATTTGCAAGTGCAGGCAACAGAAAAACGTTTACTTTTTCTGTTTGGTTAAAACAAGCATTTGGACTTACGTCAGGCAATAGTGTCATATTTAGTGCTGGCTCTGCTAGTAATACTTATTGTCAAATTAGAATGAAAAATGCAAATAACTATATTCAATTTGAAGATGAGCAAGGAGGTTCTGTAACAGCAACTCCTTATACAGATGCTTGGTTTAGAGATCCAACTGCTTGGAATCATCTTGTCGTAAGAGTAGATTCAACACAAAGCACTGCTGCTGACCGAGTAAGAATGTATATGAACGGCACTCAATTAACTATGAGTGGAGGAACTCAACCAGGTCAAAACCAAGATTTTATAATCAACAACAATACAGGTCATGCTTTAGGAACGTTATGGAGAGGTAGTGATTCTGGAGGACATTGGAGCGGACACATGGCACAAGCTATATTCTGTGATGGTCAATCTTTAGCTCCAACATCTTTCGGGTCAACTAATTCAGATGGTGTTTGGATTCCTAATTCTGGTCCATCAGTTACTTACGGAACTAATGGTTTTAAAATTGATTTTAAGGGAACTGGGGCAAGTGCTGACACTAGTGGTTTTGGTGCTGACAGCAGTGGTAACAGTAATCATTTTGCAACTACAAACATAGGAACAAATCCATCGTCAAAAGATTCTCCAGAAAATAATTTTGCTACTTGGAATGCTCTTGGAAGTAATGCTTCTTCTATAACAGAAGGTGGTCTTAGAATGGTAGGCGATACAGGAACTAGTTATAGTTTAGGAGCTTGTTCTTCGATAGCTTTTCAAAAAGGTAAATGGTATGCAGAATTTAAAGTAGGTACATTTGACAATAACTATATAGGATTGTGTAAACAAGGTAATATGCAGTCAAAAGACGCAGATTATCAGTATCAACTAGGTCAATTATTTTACAAAAGTAATGGAAATAAAGCATCGGGAGATGGAGCAGGAAATTTTGGTGCTGACACTTCTTATGGTGCTAGTTACACTTCAGGAGACATCATAGGAGTAGCTGCAGACATGGATAATCTCAAATTATATTTTTCTAAAAACGGAACTTTTCAAGACTCAGGCAATCCTTCTTCTGGTTCTACAGGAACGGGAGCTGCTTTTACTAGTTCTACAATAAGTGGAGCGGCAGGCAGTGATATAAAAGCAGATACATTTTACAGTTTTTTCTCTGCAGGATACAACGATGGAATATGTCAAGCTAATTTTGGTAATCCATCTTTTACAATTAGCTCTAGTAATGCTGACGCAAATGGATATGGTAGTTTTGAGTATGCAGTGCCGTCAGGGTACTATGCTCTTTGTACAAAAAATTTAGCACAATACGGAGGGTAACGTGGCAGTATATACATCAATAAATGATCCATCAGTACATTTTCAAAACACACTTTATGTCGGTAATGGTAGTAATGCTCAAGACATAACAAACACAGGTAATGTTAATTTACAGCCAGATTTACTTTGGATTAAAAACAGAAGTTCAAATTCAAATACAATTTGGCAAGATTCAAGTAGAGGAATAAACAAACAGTTTTTTACTGACACCAACAATAGTGAATATACTGATGGTAACTGGGGACACGTTAACAGTGTTGCAACAGATGGTTTTCAAGTTGATGTAGGTAATAATACTTCTGAAGCAAATGCAAATAAAAATAGTGATAATTACATAGCATGGCAATGGAAAGGTAATGGTGGAACAAGTGCTAGCAATAGTAATGGCTCCATAACTTCTAGTGTTCAAGTTAATACAGCAGCAGGATTTAGCACTATTCTCTATACAGCCACTGGTTCCAATGCAACAATAGGACATGGATTATCACAAGCACCTGAACTCATAATAACTAAAGGTCGATCTGATAATCACTCTTGGATTGTTGGATGTACTCACGACAGTTCAGATTTGAGTAAAGTTTTTGTTATGAATGCTAATGATGCTAGTGTTACAGCTACAGGTAATTATCGAGGTATAGCACCAACAAGCACTGTATATTCAATTGGAACTTCTGGAGGAAACAACAGCACAGGTGGTGGTGGTTTATATGTTGCTTATGCTTTTCACTCAGTGCAGGGTTATAGTAATTTTGGTACCTATAAAGGTAATGGCGATGCAGATGGTCCATTTGTCTATACAGGTTTTAAACCTGCTTTTGTTTTAGTCAAAAGAACAGACAGCACTGGAAACTGGTACGTTTATGACACAGAAAGAAATGGTGCTAGTGGTCCTAACACTAACCAAGCACATAGAATTTTATATGCAAATGATGCTTCAAGTGAAATTAATAATGTTGACAGAGGTATTGATATGGTTGCTAATGGTTTTAAAATAAGAAATACTTTAGGTGACACAAATAACTCTAGTGGAACTTACATGTATTGGTCTTTTGCATCTAGTCCTTTTGTATCATCAGCAGGCATACCAACAACAGCGAGATAAAAATGGGAATATTTGATAATATAAAAAACGTCTTCTCTACTAAAAAAGTAGTTAAAGAAATTAAGCAAAGTCCAATAACTATGTTTAGTAATATAAACTATGCACAAGGACAAAAGTATAACTATGATGAGTTAGTAAAAGAAGGGTATGAAAATAATGCTATTGCTTTTAGATGTATAAATGAAATATCACAAGGTGCTGCTGGAGTAAAATTAAAATTATTTAGAGGTAAGTTAACTGTTGATGACCATCCTATATTAGACTTACTTGAAAGACCATCTCCGACCAAAGGTTATGTTGAGCTTTTTGAATCTTTATATTCTTTCTTATTACTTTCTGGTAATAGTTATTTGATTGGCTCTGGTGGTGAAGGACCACCAAAGGAATTATATTGTTTAAGACCTGACAGAGTTAAAATAGTTCCAGGACAAATGAGCTTACCATTAAGTTATGATTATACAATAAATGGTAAAGTAGTTTCTCAATATGAGGTAGACCAAACAACAGGTGAATCTGCAGTAAAACATTTTAAATTATTTCATCCTAAACATGACCATTTAGGATTATCACCATTAGTTTCAGCTGCAACTAATATTGATAGTCATAATTTAACTAATATTCATAATGTATCATTATTACAAAATGGAGCTAGACCTAGTGGTGCTGTTATATTTAAACCTAAAGATGAAACTGGATCTAGTGTTCAGCTATCAGATTCACAAAGAGCACAAATTATAAAAGATATGGAAAGTCGTTTTGCTGGTACAGGTAATGCTGGAAGACCTATGTTGTTAGAGGGTGATTTTAGTTTTCAACAAATGGGTATGTCACCTAAAGATATGGATTTTTCAGTATTGAAAAAGATGTCAGCAATAGATATAGCATTATGTTTTGGTGTTCCTGCACAGTTAGTAGGTATTCCTGATGCACAAACTTATAACAATATGCCAGAAGCAAGACTTGCACTTTATGAAGAAACAATTATACCTATATTAAGAAGAATACAATCTGATTTGAATGAGTGGCTAACTCCTAAATTTGGTGATGGCTTACGATTAGAGTATGATATTGATAGCATACCAGCTATGGCTGAGAGTCGTAAAAGAGTATTTGAATCAGTAGTAAGTGGAGTAAATGCAGGTATTTT